TAAGGGTGGTTCAAGCGCAAACAAGCGGCGTATAGAACGAGAAGAAGCAGAACTGAAAGAGCTTATTGAAGGACGGTCCGATGGGAATCAGGAACCCAATAGTGAGGCAGCTACGCCAGCCAAAGTACAAGATGACGGTAATACCAAACAAGAAGAAGCCAACTCTAAAGCTGAAGCACAAGAAGATGCAGCCTTAAGTAGCGAAGAGAAGACATACAAGAAACGCTACAGCGATTTAAGGAACCACTTAAATAAGCAGGCTGAAGAGCTTAAGGCTATGAAGGCACAACTGAATAATTCAGGCGCAGTGCGTCCACCCACCAGCGATGAGAGCATTGAGGCGTGGGCTAACAAGCACCCTGAGATTGCAGGCATAGTTGAGACTATAGCTGAGAAGAAAGCTCAAGAGAAGTTTAACAATGCAGATGAGCGCCTAAAGAAGATTGATGAGATGAATGCTACTGCTGAGCGTACTAAGTCAGAGAATGAGATACGAGCTATGCACTCAGACTTTGATGATCTACGTGGCAGTGATACATTCCACGACTGGGCTGGCGAACAGCCTAAGTGGGTACAGGACGCTTTGTACGAGAACCAAGATGACCCAAGATCGGTTATTCGTGTTATAGATCTCTACAAGGTAGACAACGGCATGGACATTAAGGGTAAGAAGAAAGACACTAAGAGTGCCGCTTCTGCTGTAATGACCAAACGTACAACTAAACCAGACAACGATGACCCTGCAGGACACATACGTGAGTCTCAGGTAAACCGCATGTCTGCACAAGAATACGAGGCAAACGCAGACTCTATTATGGATTCTATCAGAAGTGGTAAGTTTATTTATGATATTTCTGGGGGTGCACGTTAAAAAGGTATTGACAATACGTAGATAACTGTTATAACTATGTATGTTAACTAAGTAGTGTAAAGCCCTATTCCATAGCTACCTTTACACTATTACTACAAGCAAGCCAAAACTACTAAGATAAGACTTACCTGCTTAAGTACAGGCCCGATAGTTCCACAGTTGGCAAACTGAGAACATATTGCACCCTAGAAAGAACAGCCTCTTACACAGTGTTTAAGCTTAATTATCATAAGCCAAACATCTATGGAGGATTATAATATGGCTTTTTCAACAGCGGCGGGATATGGAAATCTACCTAACGGTAATTTCAGCCCCGTAATTTATTCCAAGCAAGTACAACTTGCATTTCGTAAATCTACGGTATGTGGTGATATTACCAACTCAGACTATTTTGGTGAGATTGCTGCCCAAGGAGATACTGTAAACATTATCAAAGAACCAGAAATTTCTGTGAAAGAATACACTAGGGGTACGCAGGTCACAGCCCAGGATCTTGATGACGAAGATTTCTCATTAGTCATTGATAAAGCTAACTATTTTGCTTTTAAGATGGACGATATTGAGGAAGCGCATTCGCATGTAAATTTCATGGAACTCGCTACTAATCGTGCAGCATATCGTCTTGCTGACCAGTATGACCAAGAAGTCTTAGGCTACTTGTCTGGTTTCAAGCAAGGCTCTCTACACGCTGTAGCAAGCGCAGTCAACACCACAACAAATGGTGACGTTGCTGTAGCTACTGCAGGTACGGACGAATTGTTAAGCACTATGAAGCTAAACAAGGGTAGCTTTGGTAACATCACAACTACATCTGCAGGGGCGCATTCTATTCCCTTGACAGCACGTATGCCGGGTGCTACTTCTCTACCAACTGCTACAGCATCACCAGCAATGGTTGTTGCACGTATGGCTCGCCTTTTGGATCAACAGCAAGTTGACACACAAGGACGCTGGTTAGTAGTCGATCCAGTATTCATGGAGATTCTTCGTGATGAAGATTCACGCTTTATGAATGGCGATTTCGGTGAATCAGGTGGGTTGCGTAATGGCTTGTTCATTAACAACTTCCACGGTTTCCGTGTATACACTTCAAGCAATTTGCCTGCAGTGGGTACTGGTGCTGGTACATCAGGTACAGCAAACCAAAATGCTAATTTCGGCATTATAGTAGCTGGACATGATTCTGCTGTAGCAACTGCTGAGCAGATCAACAAAACGGAAACATATCGTGACCCTGACAGCTTTGCTGACATTGTTAGAGGTATGCATCTATACGGTAGGAAGATTCTTCGTCCAGAAGCAATCGTCACTGCCAAATATAACGCAGCGTAGGGGAGGAAAAACTTATGGCTACTTTAACCACATTTTTAGCGCCTACTCGTGGGACAGGTAATCCTTCGAGAAAGCCCTATATGATCGAAAATACTGTCGATCTTACTGCGAGTGCAGTTGACGCCTCATCTGGTGACATCATCCAAGCACTAACAGTACCTGCTTCAAGTGTTATTCTATGGGCTGGTTTCCAAGTTATGGAAAGCGCCACTATGGATTCAAACACTGACGCAACGGCAATTCTTGGTAACGCTGCAGATAACAACGAGTATGTTGCAGCATTTGATATTGATGGAGCAACAGATCTTGTCTATGCACCATCCGTAGCACCTGCTGGCGTTCTTGTCAATCCTGCAGACGAAACACTAGATCTTACTATTGCAGGTTCAGGGTCAACCTTTAATGCTGGTAAACTACGGGTATTTGCCATGTTGATGGACGTAAGCGAAGTCGGAGACATGACTGCTCAAGAAGTAGATCGTGACCTACTCGCATAAAGACTAAACTTTAGGGGCTGGGAAACTGGCCCCTTTAGCTTACCTTAAGGATATATAATGGCATATGATTATCTAGGCTTAGTTAATGACGTAAACAGACGGCTTAATGAGGTTGAACTTACTGCTTCAAACTTTAGCTCTGCTATTGGCGAGTACGCTATGGTTAGAGATTCTATTAACGTAGCTATACGATATATCAACCAGCATGAATTTGCATATCCTTTTAATCACGACACTAATACGTCTGTACTAGTTCCGGGAGTAGTACGTTACGCAATACCTACTGATGCTAAATACGTTGACTACAATACAGCTAGACTAAAAAAAGATACTACCATCAGTTTCTCAGGACAGAGTTTAGATACCCTTCCTTACAATGAATACATAGATAAACAATACATAAACCAAGAAGATGAAGTTGTCTCTACAACTCTCAATGGTTCACATTCAGCTTCAGTAACAACGCTAACGCTAACCTCTACAACAGGCTTTACTGCTAGTGGTACTATTCACTTAGGTGGTGAGCAGGTTACATACACAGCTATATCAGGCAATGACCTTACAGGCTGTAGTAGAGGTGTTAATTCAACTACTGCTGCTATCCATGCAAGTGGCACTACAGTTACACAGTTTTCAGAGGGTGGAGCACCAAGATTTATTGTACGTACACTAGACAATAACTTCTTACTGTACCCCTTCCCCGACAAACAATATCAGTTATCTTTTGATTACTTTACATTGCCTACAGACTTATCTGCTGCTACAGACGTACCTAGTTTACCTGTTCAGTTTAGGTATATCATAGTTGAAGGTGCAATGTACACAGCTTACATGTTCAGAGGAGAGACACAAGAAGCTAACTTTATGAAGAGTAACTTTGAAGAAGGCATTAAACAGATGCGTAGTCTATACATTAATAAGTACAACTATATACGCTCTACTGTTACTTCGGGTAGTTCTAACGGCGCATTCGCCTCTCAAAGCAGAGTCCTCTAATACATGGCAACGAATAGAGAAACATTCCCTGTAGAGTTTAAGGGTGGCTTAATTACAAACTTAAGCCCTCTGCAGCAAGGTATTAACATGCCAGGTTCTGCTGCTACTCTAAAGAACTTTGAGCCGTCTATTACAGGTGGCTATAAACGCATATTAGGGTTCTCTAAGTTTGACCCTTTTGTTATACCTCCCTATGGTTCTCCTGTAGTTTTTGGTGCAAGTCAGACAGGCACAACTTTTATTATAGCAGGCACTCATACTACTGCAGCAGCAGGAGATACATTTACTGTCGCAGGTATTACAGGAACGTATACTGTAGGCAGTGTAGCCTTTGATGGCGCTAATAACAGAACAACATTAACACTTACTACTTCTTTAGCTTCAAGCCCTGCTAACGGCGCTGCAGTTACCTTTGTTTCTTACACTACTGCGTTTAGGACTTTAGGTGTAGAGGTTTTTAATGACAGTGTACTAGTAGCCTTAAACAATGATCTGTTTCAGACAACAGGCGCAGGCTATACTAAAATAAATGTACCTTCCTATGGTACTGTGTTAGTGAATGGTGCAAGTCAGACAGGGGCTACACTAGCAGTTGACGCTTTGACTTCTGTACCTCAGGCAGGAGATGTCTTTACAATAGCAGGCGTAGACAAGGTATATACTGTTCTTACTAACGCCACAGTATCTTCTGGAGGTTCTACATTAGCAATCAACCCTGATCTAGCCTCAAGTCCTGCAGACAATGCAGTAATTACTTTTATTAGCTTGAGTCGTGAGGGTGCTTTAAGAACACGCTTCAGTGAGTACAACTTTACTGGCACTAAAAAGGTATCTATCGTTGACGGTGTAAACTCACCTGCTATATATGATGGGTCAACTTTTACAGATTTAATTGCTGCTCCTGCTGACGTAGTTGGCGCAACGCAGGTTATAGACTTTAAAAATCATATCTTCTATGGTAAGCTAGATGTGCTATCCTTTACGGCTCCCTTTTTAGATACTAACTTTGAGACAGGTGACGGGGCAGGTAGCATACGTGTAGGCGATAAGATCACTGGTCTTGCTATCTTTAGAGAGCAACTTATAGTCTTTACAGAGAAAACAATATTTAAGTTAACAGGTGTTAGTTCAAGCACCTTTGTACTTACAGCTATTACCCTTGACATTGGTTGTATAGACGGGGATACTATACAAGAGATCGGTGGAGACGTCATGTTCCTAACTGGGGATGGTCTAAGACTACTGTCTGCTACAGATAGGATTGGTGACTTCGGATTAGGTGTAGTATCTAAAACCATACAGAATGTTATGACTGACTTTATAGCTTCAGCTAGTCTCTTTTCCAGTGTTGTTATAAGAGCTAAGTCTCAGTACAGAGTGTTTGCTTTTAATCCTAATAGTATTGGTGCATCAGCCAAAGGAATTATTGGTACACAGTTTTCCCCTCAAGGTGGAGAGGATTTTGCTTGGTCTGAGATAAGAGGCATAGAGGTATTTGCTGCGTCCAGTAAACTGGTAGATTCTAATGAAGTAATTGTATTCTCTAGTAATACAGGTCATATATTTAAGATGGAAGATGGCAATAGCTTTGATAGCACTGATATTACAGCAGAATACCTTTCTCCATTCTTACCCTTAAATGATCCTAGAACTAGAAAAACAATATATAAAATATATCTTTACACAGACCCTGTAGGCTCAGTTAATTTTGACTTTAACTTAAAGTTTGACTATGATGAATTAAACTCTGTTCAACCAGAATCAATATCTTTTAGTAACGCTACTTCTGCTATTTCTTTTTATGGAGATAACAACTTTGCAACATACGCTACGACAGCTTCAGGGTCTAGTGGTGCAACGTCAGTAACAGTAGCAGCTAATACAAACATGGTTATAGGCAACGGGATAGTTGGCACAGGCATTCCTACTAATACTACTATAACAGACATAAGCGGTACAACTATTACAATAAGTGCTGCTTTAACTGCGACAATTAGCAATGTACGGGTTACGTCTAGTGGCTCTGTCTTTGGCGGTAAAGTACAGAATATATTTAGCACTCAAACAGTAGGTACAGGTTTTACAACAGCAATATCTTTTAAGAGCATAAGTCAAGATCCACCTTTCTCTTTAGACACTGCTATGTTAGAATACGCCACAAAATCAAGAAGGTAATATCATGGGTACAGGTTACACAAGAAACGATACTACAAACAACATTGCTGACGGTAATGTTATTAATGCTGCAGACCTTGATGGAGAGTTTGATGCAATCGTAACTGCGCTATCCACAAGTGGACACACGCATGACGGTACTGCTGCAGAAGGTGGGCCTGTTACGAAAATAGGTCCTGCACAAGATATTGTTATTAGTGCTTCTATTGTATCTCCTAAGACAGACAACGCCTTAGACTTAGGTACGTCTACCCTAGAGTTCAAAGATCTGTTCTTAGATGGCACAGCCCACATAGATACACTAGACGTAGATGAGAATGCTAACATTGATGGTAACTTAGTTGTTGGTGGTAATTTAAGTGTAGCTGGTACTACAGCATTTAACGGTGGTACAGTTACCCTTGGTGATGGTGCAGGTGACAGTGTTGTATTTGGCGCAGATATAAACTCTAGCATTATACCTAATACAGATTCTGCCTTTGATCTTGGTTCATCAACTCAGGAGTGGCGTGATCTTTTCCTAGATGGTACAGCCCACATAGACACGCTTGATGTTGATGTAAATGCTACAGTAGCAGGTACGCTAGGTGTAACTGGTATTGCTACGTTTACAGATGATATAATTATTGGCGATGGAAAAACTATTGGTTCTGCATCTGATGTAGATGCTATTACTATTGCTGCTAATGGTCAGTTAACATTGACGCAAACACTTATAGGTACAGCGTTAGACATCTCTGGCGATATAGATGTTGACGGCACATCTAACCTTGATATAGTAGACATTGATGGCGCAGTTGATATGGCAACTACCCTTCAAGTTGATGGTGTAGCCACTTTTACTGCTAGAGATATTCATAGTGGTGGTATTACAATCGCTAATGCTGGACAAATAGGTTCAGTCGGAGACCCAGACGCAATCGCCATTGCAAGCGATGGTGTAGTAACCCTTACGCAAAAATTAATAGGTACAGAATTAGACATATCAGGCAATATAGACGTAGACGGTACAACTAACCTTGATGTAGTTGATATTGACGGTGCTGTGGATATGGCTACCACCCTTGTAGTAGCGGGTAACGTAGATTTCAATGGTGATCTTGATGTTGCTGGTACAGCTAACGTTGTAGGTCAAACAACG